ATAAATACCTGTTTCACCAAATATATGTTAATGATAGATTAGGCGAATCGATACCAAATGTAGATAATTGGCTTACAGAAGTTTTTGGGTATCTTAATTCTTTTAATTAAATTTATAAAATAAGTTATGACAACATTACAGAAATTACAAGCATACGGACCGCAGTTCCAAACTAAAGTAATCGGAGCCTTATTAACACAGAAAAACTTCTTAGTTAATGTATCTGATTCACTTGAAAAAGAATATTTTGAAAACCAAGCTAACCAATGGATCATAGGTAAAGTACAAGAATACTTTAATCATTATCATACAATACCAACTATGGAGGTATTATCTACTGAGGTAAAGAAAATAGATAATGATGTATTAAAAATTGCTATTACAGAGGGTTTAAGAGAAGCATATAAAGAATCTCAATCTAGGGATTTAGATTGGATTGAAAATGAATTTACTAGCTTCTGTAAAAACCAACAAGTAAAAAAAGCAATCATGACATCAGTTGATTTACTTGGTATGGGTGATTACGACAGTATTAAGATGTTAATGAATAATGCTCTTAAAGCTGGTGAAGATAAGAGTATAGGACACGAATACGATAAAGATATTGAATCAAGATATAGACAAGATGATAGGAATGCAGTTCCATTTCCTTGGCCTGTATTTAACTCATTAACACAAGGTGGTATGGGTAAAGGTGATTTAGTATTAGTATTTGGTAATCCTGGAGGCGGTAAATCTTGGGCTGTAATTGATATGGGTGCTTATGCCGCGGCAATGGGTTTTAATGTATTACATTATTCACTTGAATTAGCTGAAGGATATGTAGGTAAAAGATACGATGCTGTATTTACAGGAATACCTGTTGATCAATTAGACCAACATAGAGCTAAAGTTGAAGAAACTATATCTAAAGTAAAAGGTAAAGTTGTTATTAAAGAATACCCACCTAAGAGAGCATCATTTGATACAATCCAGGCTCATATTCAACAACTTGAAATGCAACATGATTTTAAACCAGATTTAATTATTATTGATTATCTAGATTATGTTAAAAGTCAAGGTCGTGGTAGAGGTGGAGAGCGTAAAGATGAAATTGATGATGTTTATGTAGGTGCTAAAGCATTAGCTAAAGAATTAGGAATACCAGTTATATCACCTTCTCAAGCAAATAGAGGTGCTGCTAAAAGTAGTATTATTGAAGGAGATAATGCAGCAGGTTCATATGAAAAGATTATGATTGGGGATATAATTATATCCTTAGCTAGAGGAAGAAAAGATAAAGTGAATGGAACTGGTCGTTGGCACTTTATGAAAAATAGATATGGAGCAGATGGATTAACATTCGGTTCCAAAATAGATACGTCAAACGGAAAAATAGATATATACGAAACACCATTAGATGATGATGAAGAAGGTGATATTAAACCTGTAAACGCTTATAGTAACGTAAATACAGACGATAGAGACTATCTTCAACAGAAGTTTTTTGAACTTAATGGAGGCCAATAGTATGGTTTATATTTATGACTACGAAACGAGTAAGTTTGGTGTGCCCCTTGGATTTTCATATATTTATTGGAAACGATAAATATGGCTTATCTTTATAGACACATTAGATTAGATAAAAACCAACCCTTCTATATTGGAATAGGCTCTGACAAAAACCATGAACGAGCATATTCACATAAACATAGAAATAAACATTGGACTAATATAGTTGCTTTAGTTCAATATGAAGTAGAAATATTACTAGATGATTTAACTTGGGAAGAAGCGTGTGAGAAGGAAATTGAATTTATAGCTTTATATGGTAGAGCAGATTTAAATAAAGGTTCATTAGTCAATATGACTGATGGAGGAGATGGAGCTAATAATCCATCTAAAGAAACTAGAAATGCCATAGGGCAAAAGATACGAAACAATATGGAACGAGGTAAAAAAATATCTATATCTAATAAAGGCAGATCGAGTTCCAACAAAGGTAAGTCGTTTACTAAAGAACATATAGCTAAAATAAAAGCTAAAAGAAGCCATTTAATAGGAAGAAAAAATACATGGCAAACCAAACCAGTGTTACAATATGATATACAGGGTAATTTTATTAAAGAATGGGAATCACAATTTGAAGCTCAATCTTCTTTTAATAAGCCTAAAAGCGATGGTATAGGAGCTGTTTGTAGAGGAAATCAAAAAACAGCTTATGGATTTATTTGGAAATTTAAATAAAATATATAAAATGCTAAAAGTAAAAAGATTTACAAGCACATGGTGTCAACCCTGCAAGCAGTTAGCCCCGGTATTTACACAATTAGAAGCATCCTTCCCAAATGTTATATTTGAGACAATAGATGTAGATGAAGATAAAGAATCGGCACAAGAAAATTTTGTAACTAGTATCCCTACAGTTATATTTGAAAAAGACGGATCAGCAAAACAACGTTTTGTAGGAGTCCAACCCAAGTCTATGTATGTAGACACTATTAATTCACTGATTTAAAAAAACACCAAAAATGGATGTAACGCAAGAGATCCTTAGCGAGATTACTACGTACATGAAGTACGCTAAATTCGTTCCCGCTAAGAACAGAAGAGAAACATGGCAAGAGCTAGTTACGAGAAACAAAGAAATGCATCAGGCAAAATTCCCAAAACTACATAATGAAATTGAAGAGGCTTATAAACTGGTCTACGATAAAAAAGTACTACCATCAATGCGTTCGTTACAGTTCGCAGGCAAACCCATTGAACTTAATAATTCTCGTATATTTAATTGTTCTTTTCTTCCTATCAATGACTGGAGAGCCTTCAGTGAGATAATGTTCTTGTTGTTAAGTGGTTGTGGAGTAGGATACTCAGTTCAAACACATCATGTTGATGAACTACCTGAAATTAAGGTACCAACTAAGCACAAAAGATATTTAATAGGCGATAGTATTGAAGGATGGGCAGATGCGGTAAGAATGCTTTGTAAAGCGTATTTTACGGGTGCTCCGTTGCCTTTATTCGATTTTAGAGATATTAGACCAAAAGGCGCTCAATTAATTACTGTAGGTGGTAAAGCACCTGGTCCTGAACCATTAAAAGAATGTTTATTTAACTTAGGCAAAATATTTGAGCGTAAACAAAATGGTGATAAATTATCATCCGTTGAAGCTCATGATATGGCTTGTCATATTGCTGATGCAGTATTAAGTGGTGGTATTAGAAGAGCAGCATTAATCTCATTATTCAATTTGGATGATGAAGATATGTTAACATGTAAATTTGGTAACTGGTGGGAAGAAAATCCACAACGTGGTCGTGCTAACAACAGTGCTGTTGTAATGCGTCATAAAATTGATGAAGAAGAATTTTTTAAATTATGGAAGAAAATTGAATTAAGTGGATCTGGTGAACCAGGTATCTACTTTAGCAACGATAAAGATTGGGGTACAAACCCATGTTGTGAAATCGCTTTACGTTCTTATCAATTCTGTAATTTGTGTGAAGTAAACGTTTCAAATGTTGAATCACAAGAAGACTTAAACGAAAGAGTACGTGTAGGCGCATTTATAGGTACATTACAAGCAGCATATACTGATTTCCATTACTTAAGAGATATTTGGAGAAAAACAACTGAAAAAGACGCTTTATTAGGTGTTGGTATGACAGGTATTGGATCTGGAGCTATATTAGCTTATGACTTAAAGAAAGCAGCTGATTTAGCTAAAACAGAAAATGCTCGTGTAGCCGAAATTATTGGTATCAATAAAGCAGCTCGTGTAACAACAGTTAAACCATCAGGTACTTCATCATTAGTATTAGGTACATCAAGTGGTATTCACGCTTGGCACAATGATTTCTATATTAGACGTATTCGTGTAGGTAAGAATGAGGCTATTTACAATTACTTAGCTATCAATCACCCTGAATTAGTAGAAGATGATTTCTTCAAACCAACAATTCAAGCTGTAATTTCAGTACCTCAAAAAGCACCAGCTGGTTCTATTTTAAGAACTGAAAACGT